GCACCAGTGTAATTATTAACTGTAATTACGTTTTTAGTATAAGTTAATGTGCTTGATGTTGAGACTGTTGTTGCTGTTAAACCAGTTAAGTCTGGTTTTTCACCAACGTATCGAGTTGTAATTACTCCAGTAGAAGCGGCTTTAGTTGCTATTTTAAAACCTTTCTCTGATCGAACTGGACCAATAAATGTTGTGTTAGCCATTTTTTTAATCCTCCGTAGATTAAATGTATACCGTCTCTTCTACGATTGTCTGCTAGGTCAGTCGGTATAATATTAATAAGTCCTAGTAAAATAAGTGGAAGGACATAAATGCCCTTCCACAAAGTCATTAAGCTCCTGGTGAACCAAAAATTCCTCTTGGGTCAGACCAACCGAAAGAATATCTTTCGCGAGCCTTGTAACGCATGTTACCTGTGTCAAAATCGCCTTCCATTGAAGTCTTTAGTGGACTTCTTTCGAAAACTTTTAAGCCATTAGGTGCATCAGTTTTCAAGAACCAAGCATCAGAGTCAGTTAAATAGTGATTTACTACATAACCTCCTGGTACCATTCCTGAACTTTTAACTGCATTGATGTCATTGTCAGCAGTTCCTGTACGTAATTGAGATTGTAATAATCTTTCAGCTACAAATACAAGTTCTGATGGGATTAACATTTTGGTAGCTTTAACAGCCACTTTTAATCCTCTTTCATCAATCATGTCAGCTAAATCAACCAATGCTTGCTCTAATGAAGTTTCATTAAGATCAGCAGCAGTTGTTAGTTCATTCTTGAAATCACCACCTGTTACAGTTGGATGGTCAGTAGCTAAAAGCTCCTTACCGTCTCCGCCTGTATAAGATGAACTAAAGCCATTATTAAGAACATTAGCGCCCTTAATTTGCTTTGCGTTGTTCATTGAACGAGCTAGTGCTTTTGTATAGCGACCAGCTAATTTATCATAAAGATTGTCCTCGACAGCTTCTTCTGTAATTGCAAAAGCCAGAGCGATGGTGTCGTGATTATAACGAGCAGTCCAAGATTCTTGAGCTGTGTCATAATTCACTCCAGCACCTTCTGGTTTAGTTTCTGCATTACCAAAACCAGCCAACATCACTTCTTCTTCAAAAGCTCTGTCAGATGATTCTACATCAAAAATATCAAGGTGTTCTTTATCATATTTGTCGTACTCTAAACCGAAAAGGGCGTTCAATCCCGGTTCCAGTTCTTTAGCGAGTTGTGATCTAGATATTGCCATTAGTTATCCTCCTATACTCCATCAACATTCAATGTATAGTGATGCTCGTTTAGTCTGCAATACCAGTTACAGTTAGCTGCTGTAGCGTCACTGTTGTCTGGATCTGTAGATTTTCCAACAACTCTAAAATTTAGAGTGTTAGTAGCATGAATGGAACTTGAATCTAGCTCTTGTTTGGATCTACCAGCTGCGGTAGTTCCAGCATGAGTGCTTACGAAGTCAGCGTTTTGTCCAATTTGTGCTGGATGGGTAGCTGTGCTACCTATTTCAGTGTTGTCTTCTTGGGCTTCAAATATCACATTCGGGTCACTTATTATGAATGCCTTTGCGTCAGTAGAAGTTGTACTAGCGGGCCAGTATCTAGAGTAAGTTGGTTTTCCGTTAGAGTCAGTGTAGAAACATCCATTAAATACGCCAATGAGATTTCTGTCACCAGTGCCTGGTGCACCAATTTTTATGGTACCATCAGTTTCGAGTTCAACAACATCACCAGAAAATATGTTTGTGCCATAAGTGCTGAGAATGTCAAATTCATCTTGACCGCCGGAGAAGTAAGCTCCTCCAAGCATTCTAACAGGAATAAAACCAAACGGGGCATCTTTGTTTGCCATTTTAGTATATCCTCCTAATCCCTAATTTACATTAGGGGGTTAATAATATGATAAGGGCGTTTCGGAAAATCAAATCATTTTGATTTTTTTGAACCACCGAAAGTAACACGAGATTGCCTTTCTTTAGAGATTGGCATGCTAGGGTGCTCATCTTTCATAAGTTCGTTATCAATAGATTCTTGTTGTCCTTCAGTACGCTTTCTATAATAGGCGTTCCTTTGTGTAACAAGTTCTTTTGAAATACGACACAAGATTAATCCACCTACACCGATAACTCCTTTTAAAGAGCCATCTATAATGGTAGGAGCTTTAAAGTTTGGATACTCTTCCGCTCTTACAGGTTCATATCCTTCTCGTAAACGAGAATGGACATTTTTAGCATCATCCTGTCCCAAGACCTCCGTTCTGATCCAACGATGGACGAATCCTGCTGGAGCTTCTGGTGCCTCAAGAGAGTTAGGTGGCTTCCAAAATTTTACTCTGGAAGTAGCTTCTCTAGTTGTCTCGCTGCGTGGGGTTTTTTGTGTTTTATCAGTTTGTTTCATTATGCGTCCTCCTTCACGTATTTAGCATATTCTTCAAGTGGCACACCCAACTTTTTCGCTATTGCGACTTGTGATGGTGTGAGTCTCACAGTATTACGTCCAGTTTTAGCGGTTCTATTTGCAGAAGCAACAGTCTGGACGGGTTTCTTGCTTCTGGCGCCTTCCTTGACAGTTTTCGAATCATCCGAAAACTTGTGAGGGAATTCTGTTCTTATACGGGAATCTATTTCCACGTAATA